GGCTGCATGTGCGGCGTCGAGCTCACCATCCCCTGACCGACCACCACTGACCGGGCGGCACCACCGTCCGGCGCTTCCACCTGCCCGGAGGAGGGCTCATGCGGATCAAGAACGCCCCCATCCGGGTGAAGGCGGGCCCGGAGGACGGGCTCGAGGAGGGCCAGTTCACGGCCTACGCGGCGACGTTCACGCGGACGCCCGACTCGTACGGCGACGTGGTCGCTCCCGGCGCGTTCGCCAAGACGCTCGCGCAGTGGGGCGAGAAGGACGCGGTCATCCCGCTGCTGTTCGGGCACCGGATGGACGACCCGGACTTCAACATCGGGCACGTCGTCAAGGCGGTGGAGGACGAGCGCGGGCTGCTCGTGACCGCCCAGCTCGACCTCGAGAACCCGAAGGCGGCGCAGACGTACCGCCTGCTGAAGGGCCGCCGCATCGAGCAGATGTCGTTCGCGTACGACGTGCTCGACGAGGGTCAGGTCGCCGTCGATGGCGGCAAGGCCAACGAGCTGCGGGAGCTGTCCCTGTACGAGGTGTCTGTGGTGCCCATCGGCGCCAACCAGGACACCGAGATCCTCGCCGTCAAGGCCGCGTCTGACGCGCTGGCCTTCGGCGTCAAGGCCGGCCGGGTCCTCTCGGCCAAGAACGAGAGCGAGCTGCGCAAGGCGCACGCCGCGATCGGCACCGTCCTGTCCGCCCTCGGGCAGGACGACGACCAGGAGAAGGCCAGCGGTACAGGCCAGGCCAAGGACGAGGAGCCCGTCGGGGCCAAGTCCGAGGAGCCCCGCCCCAACCCGTCCGCACGAGCCCTGGCGGAACTGCACCTACTCACCCTCGTCTGAGGGAGAAGGGGGTTCATCGTGAACCTCAAGGCACAGCGGGCCGCCGCACTCAAGGCCGCCCAGGACATCGTCGCGAAGGCCAAGGCCGAGAACCGCGACCTCACCCCCGAGGAGATCACCGAGGTCGAGGCCAAGTCGGCCGAGGTCCAGGAGCTCGACGAGAAGATCGAGCGGGCCACGAAGTCGGCCGCGCTGGTCGCGTCGGTCGGTGGCATGCGCGCCGACGAGCACCAGCCGTCGGAGGAGTCGGTCGCCGCGGCGAAGTCGCTCGGTGAGCACTTCGTGAAGCACGCGGGTGCCCGACTCAAGGAGATCAAGGGTCAGTCCGGCGCGACCGCGTCGGCCCCGGAGTTCAAGGCAGCCACCGACACCCAGGTCACGGGCGCCGGGGTGTACGGCCCGGTCCTCACGCAGGTCGACCGGACCATCGTCCAGGCCAACCGGCCGCGCCTGGTGATCGCGGACCTGCTCGGCCAGGGCACGATCTCGGGCAACGCGATCTCGTACTTCGTCGAGGGCGCGCTCGAGGGTGCGTTCACGACCGTCGCGGAGGCCGGCGCCAAGCCGCAGCTCCACGTGGTCGACCCGACGGCCGTCACCGACGTCCTGAAGAAGATCGCGGGCTGGACGAAGTTCTCCGACGAGATGCTCGAGGACCTCGACTTCATCGTCTCGGAGATCAACAACCGCCTCCTGTACGAGCTCGCCAAGTTCGAGGAGGCGCAGATCCTCAACGGCAACGGGACGGGCTCGAACCTCCTGGGCCTGCTCAACCGCTCGGGCATCCAGACCGAGCTGCGCGGCAACACCGCGTCGAACGACACGGTGGCGGACACGATCTTCCGTGCCATCACCAAGGTCACGACCGGCTCGGGTCTGGACGCGGACGGGCTGGCCATCAACCCGGCCGACTACCAGACGCTGCGCCTGGCGAAGGATGCCAACGGCCAGTACTACGGCGGCGGGTTCTTCTCCGGCGCGTACGGCAACGGTGGCCTGTCGGAGCAGCCGAACGTGTGGGGCCTGCGCACGGTCATCACGCCGGCCATCGCCACAGGCACGGTCCTGGTCGGTGCGTTCGGCCAGGCCGCGACGCTGTACCGCAAGGGCGGCGTGCGCGTGGAGTCCACCAACTCCCACGCGTCGGACTTCACCTCGAACCTCGTCACGGTGCGTGTCGAGGAGCGCGTCGCGCTGGCGGTCCGCCGCCCGGCCGGCCTGGTGAAGACCACCATCACGCCCGCCGCGTGATCCACGGCGGGGCGTCGGCTTCACGGCTGGCGCCCCGCCTCACCACCTGCGATTCGGAAGGAGCCCTCATGCGTGAGTACGAGGTGACCATCGGCGGCCTGCCGCACACCGTGCAGCTGTCCGACGAGGACGCGAAGCGGCTGGGCGCTCAGCCCGTCGAGACGAAGCAGGCGCCGTCGCCGAAGAACAAGGCGCGCGCCCCGCAGACGAAGGACTGACGATGCCCGCCTCCCCGCCCGTCACCCCGGCACAGGTCGCGCAGTACACGCAGGGGAAGGTGTCCGCATCCGACCCTCGCCTGCCGGGCCTGATCGACGGGGCGACGGCTGCGGTGCGGCGGTACTGCGGGTGGCACATCGCCCCGGTGATGACCGAGACGATCACCCTGGATGGGCCGGGTGGACACGTCCTGACGCTGCCCACCCTGCACCTGGCGGCACTGCCGTCGGTGATCGAGAACGGCGTGACGCTCACCGAGTACACGTCGGCGTCCCCCGACGGCACGTTCGAGTGGTCGCCGCTGGGCACCGTCCGCCGCACGTGCGGGCGCTGGACGGACCGCTACCGGTCGATCGCCGTCACGATGACGCACGGGTACGAGGACGCCCCGGACGTCGCGCAGATCATCATGCAGGTGGTCACTGCGGCCCTGTCGTCTCCGATGGGCGCGACCCGCGAGCAGGCCGGGGCGCTGTCCGTGTCGTGGGCGACCACTGCTCCCGGCGTATCGGGCGGCCTGTCTCTGCTGCAGCGCGACCTCGACGTGCTGAACCTGTACCGGCTGGGGGCGTGATGCTGGTCGACTGGCACAACCTCTGGCTGGTCCGGCGCGGGCACGCCGTGCACGTGCAGACCGACCCGGCGTGCGCGTTCTACCGCGCACCTGCCGCCGGGTCTCGGCTGGACCGTGCGAGTCGTGGCGTCTCGTGCCTCCGATGCATGGGCCGGAGGGTGTGATGTTCCCCTCCTTCGCCATTCAGCCGTTCACGGTCGTCGAGCCCACGATGGTGGATGACCGCGGCACGATGTACCCCGACTACGACGACCCGGCGTCCGAGACGGACCACCAGGGCTCGGTGCAGCCCGGAGCGTCCGCCGAGGTGCTGGCTGCTCGCCAGGGCGTCTCGATTCGCTGGACGGTCTACGCACCCCCGGGTGTCGCCGTCACGGCGCACTCGGCCGTCCGGTACGCCGGGCGCCTGTACGACGTGGACGGCGAGCCGCAGCGCTGGCCCTCCCCCACGGGCGGTCTCGACCACGTCGTCATCCTGCTCGTCGA